GGTCCTGCCAAGCGGGCGTGCGACGCTGTGTTGAGACATGTCGTCAATACGAATTTGGACATTCCCTATCGGTCGGAGGTCGCTCCCGGGATCTATGTACCCCGGGTGCCCATGCAAACCACGACAATATGATTGGGATATGGAGATGAGGCCAAGCTGGGGCAGCATGCTCAGGTGCGTTGTACACGCGTTGCGTGTCAAGGATCTGAACTAGGCGCCTTGGCGATTGGCTGGGTCGCGTGGGATGCTTTGGTGTTGCGGAAATGTTTATGCAACGCGCATAACGCTCTTTGTAATCGGCACTGTGTGAAACAGCCAGAAATGACTGCGGACTTGTTGCCGATCACTGAGATGTTTTTAGCTGCGGTTGCGGAAGTTCAAGTAGGCTATTTTTCGTATAAGTACCAGAATTCGACGACCTGGCTTGCTAAGTGGCCTCTCGCCAAGCAACTCCAGTTTTTGCAGAGCATGCTCTTTGACCATGAGCGCCCTGGGTGGGTGCGCAGTTTTGTTAAGTGGGAGATTTTGTCGAGTCTTAGTTGGCCAACGAAAGCGCGTTTGATACAGGGTTATTCTAATCTAGTATCACAATTGCTGTCAGGGCCCTTAGTTTCTTCCCTGCAAGCTGTGTTATCCCACCACGTGCGGCACCTGCGCCTCAATGAGTACGTTGACCTGACTTTTGCTTGTGGTTTAGACGCTGCAGGCATGGTGTCTTGGGCTGAAAGGGTCCAGGGTGCTGTCGGGTATTATGAACGTGACGGTAAAACGTGGGACGCATTGGTGCAGCACAAACACTTCCTATACCGGGATATGATCTATCGGTTTTTCGATCCTGAATTGGCTGACATAATGGCAAAGTCGGTTGATGTTGCAGGAATCGTTCGTGGCAGGTCGGGGTTCTTGTCTTATCGTGTTGCTGGTACTGTTAAATCAGGCCACAACGACACGACTTTATGGAACTCTATCCTTAACGGCATCATCGCAGCATACGCATTCACCGAGCTTCGTGTTCGGGCTAGCGTGATAGTTACGGGCGATGATATGCTGGCCGCGGTGTATGATACCGTTCATCCCGAGAGTGTAGCTCAATTAGAACGTGATTGCGGTGTGAATCCTGAGTTTCGCATGTTTAAAGCGGTCTACAGCGCATCTTTTGTTTCGGCAGTGTGGGTCAACGATGGGGTCAAGATAGGGTTTATTCCGAAGCCAGGGCGTCTTTTCGCTCGACTTTGGTGGTCCGTCAAACCCCCACCTCGTAGCCGCATGGCACAGCACCTCAATTCCATTGCCTTAGGGCTATATCCTGCCTGTCAAGACGTACCTATCGTCAAGATTTGGCTTCGGAAAGCAATGAATGGGATGCAGTCAGTAGATACGGGAAGAGACTGGTGGCGCGACTTTGGTAGCAGCGACCAGAAGTTTTCTCCCGGTATCTATAACTTCTTTGCCTTGCGGTATGACGTCACCGTCGAACAATTATATGAATGTGAATCATTCTTAGAAGCGTTGCCTTTTGAGGCGGGCCTAGTCGTACATCCAGTCCTGATAAGGATTATTGAAGTTGACTTGGCTGATGTGAAAGACCGAGTCATGGATTCTCTCGAGGCTCAGTTCACACTAGAACATAGTGCTTAATTCATTCAAATGAAAGCAGAAGTAGAGAAACGTCTCGAAAAGTTCGGAGTAGGGGGTCTGGGCCGCGACTTTGTAGTCAAAGCTCTAGATCCAGCATGCACACTGTCGTCGCCGGGGATACCTGACCCGAACGCAGTGGATGTAGTCCGCCCTGAATATAGGGTGCAAGCGACAATTTCATCGCCTCCGGGGGCGTCAACTTGGGACCTGTACATGTGGTCACCACCTGGTGACCTCACAGCGATGTGCTGGGCAGCAGCACCAGGTCCTAATGTTGATTTTTCTACGGTTACAGCACCATCAGGTGCGTTGACTGGGCAGATAGCCCTATCGACGACGGACGTGTTATCCACGGGGCAAGTCCAGTTAATGAGTATTCTTCCTACGATGTCACCATTTGCTGCAGGGGTTTACACGGTGGTCGCTCCTTCTTCTAAGGCCTGGTCTTTCAGGCATACTTACAAGTCGATCACTGCGGAGCTAGTAGCAGCCGACATCAACAACCAAGGCACGATTTATGCCGCGCAGTACCCGTGGCAGCCAATATCTCATGCGATGACTGTGATTTCAGCCGCCCCTATTCCGCCGAATTTGTGCGTAGCAGCATCAGAAGTCACGTGGTTGCCATTTAATGAGGCAGACATGACGCTGTCAGCACCAGAATGTTATATTGGGCCGGCAAAGAAAGGGGTCTACATGCCCCATCGCATGACCGGGCCATCCCAGAGCTATGCTCGCGTGACGGAACAAACACCGTTGATGGCAGGCCTGACTGATCCTGGGTCAATTGGCCTAGGAGCTTTATGCCTGTCACCGACGTACGATTATATGACGATGCAATGGCCGAAGGTCCCGATTGTGTGTCGGAATGACACTGGCGCGCCTGTTGGTATTCCATGGGTGAACGCAGCAGTCAATTCGAATTCTTTGCCAGTCATTACGAAC